TTTGTTTTCATTCTTAGTCAACTTGTTACAATTTACCAAAAGCGTGTGAAATCTTTAAACGTTCTCGATCTCTCTCTCTCTGAACTCTGAATTGATGATGTATTGTGAAATCTGTGGAGTTAAGGCTGAAAGCCAGGCTCCCTGGTTGGATCACCTGGCTGGTAAACGTCACCGCCAGGCTCTTTTCCGCATGAAAGCGGAACCTCTCATCGTCGATGACGAGGAAAAGTTGGAGGAATCATTTCCCAAGGTGAAATTGGAAGAGGCTGCTCAAATTTTGCAGTCTTTGAAAGGACACATCACTCAGGCTCAATGCCGGCTCAGCTCTGCTGTTGCTGCTGCAATACTCCTGGTTTTGTTTGTTATTTCATCCACCTTGTGGATTATTGGTGTGAGAGCTGAGACTGGTGCTGAAATGCCCAGTTCTTGGAATTCTTGGTGTTGGATCCCTTTGTACTTAATTGTTGGGTGGCAACTTGGAAAGGTTGTCACTTGGATTAAAACATCTTGTGAAAATTTTGTCGTGAATTTGAATCAACGTGTCACATCTATCGAAAGATCGGTGGCTAATGTTGGTGTCAACATCGAGCAGCAAGTACAAAATGCTGGCATTCAAATACAACTCACCGTTGAGCAGAAGATTGCAGAAGTAGAGGCAAAAGTCTCGAATTTTGCAGTACCTGCCATTGCCTCAGCAAAGTCTGGGGTGAACATTGCAACAATGATTGCTTTGGTTGGAGCAGTTTATTATTTGTGCCGGTCATTATTTGTTAGACACGCCGAAAAGAAGGAGAGCCTTGAAAAGCTTACCTCCAGTAAGGTGTTTAAACTGTTTGATTGTTTGGCATTGACGGTCATCGTACCGATGATGCTTTACAATGGTCTGTCCTTCGCATATGACATGTGGAGACAGGTGAAGCTTATTTCTCAAATGGCTTCCTCTGCTTGTTCTGGGGTTTCGATCCTCAGTTCTTTGTTTGGCGGTTCAGAAACCGCGCCTGTTATGGAAATGGATCATGTGAAGTTTGTGCAAGCGAGTGTTGAGCAATTAACTCAATCCATTGATGCAAAGCTTGCTGAGAAGAAACAAGGCAAAGATGATGATGTTAAATCTGATTCTGAGTCTATTCCTCTCACAGCTGAGTTGAATTTGGATACACCTGCAGATAAGAGGAAAGCTTGGATGGAAAAGGTGCAGCTAGAAATGGCCGCTCGTTTTCCAACCGACCCACGGTATGCCGAAATGGCAAAACCTACTCCTGCAAGTGCACCTCGCCTGCCTGGTGATACGCGTGGCTTAGGTGCTCCAGTCGCAACTGAAGCTCCTAAACCTGTCGTGCCTCCCACGGCGTTTGATGCGCTCCGCGAATATTGGAATCAAACTGAAGATTTGGTCCATCTGAATGCATTGAAGAAACAGTGCACTGAACAACCGTGGCTGCTACCAGTAGTTATGATTTGTTTGTTCGCAGTTTTGTTATTGGTTGTCAAAGTACTCCATAAAACAGAACGCAAAAGCCGAAGGAAGGAAAAGTCTAAAGCTAAAGCAGAGAAGGCTGAGGCAAAGACACAACAACCGAGGAAAAATGCCTCGAAAAAGAAGCCGAAAGGTGAAAACAAATCTGAGAAGAAAGAATCTCAGGATGGTTGCTGTCACGTCACAGTTGGAAAACATAAATGCCCTTGGTTTTTAGCGAAGCACCCAATAAGTGTTTCTGCGAAGAAGTGTTGCAACATCCACTGTGGTGGTTTAAAATGTATGCATTGGGCTGAATGTGATCCTCCGGGATATCCCTCTCTGACCCCCATGCCTGCTAGTGAAGCTAGTGAGTGTGTGCATCAACCTAATCAGGTGAAGTGCAAAAAGTGTGGTTGGAGTTATGAAGGTAATAATTCGAAGCAGCGTAGAGCTGCGGCTCGTAAGGGTAAGGTTCAAAAACCAAAGCCCTATGCGAACTACAATAAACCTGGCGAAGATGTCACAGCCATTTGGACTCGTGACAACGGTGGGAACTTGGTGAAAACTAAGGACCTGGACCAGTTTGTTGTTCCTTCGAATTTCCCTCATGCGGGACTTCTCAATGATTTTATGCATGGTTCTAATGAATCTGCTCAACGAGGCGCAGCTAAGAAACTGTTAGCCGCGGTGAGTAAGGTTAAGAAAGACCTTGACAAGAAGCACCCTAAAGGGAAGTGCTCTGTCTGTGGTGCAGAAGGCCATGTAGGAAAATCGTGTCCAAACAAAAGTTCACAGCCCTGCTACTTTTTCAAAAAAGGAAATTGTAAGTTGGGGGATAAATGTGAATTTCTCCATAAGTCGAAAGACGTTCAAGAGTCTGCGATAAATGGGAAACGCTTTTCACTTGGCAAAGTGCAAGGTGCTGTTGGATTGGCACGCATTGGTACACGTTGTCTTAATGCAAACTTAATGTGGAATGGTATTGTTGTGTGTGAACACATATTTAAAGAGGAAGGCGATAATATCAAATTCTCTTTTCGGCATGATGGAAAGATTGTCGAACATTCTACCAGCAGAAGTGCTGGGCGAAAGCTAGGTTATGATCTTCTGTGGTTTGCGCGTCCTGACTCCTATAAGGAGTTTCCTCATCTCTATCATTCTATGCCTGTTCCAGGGCGTAAGGTAGCATTGTATGCCTATGATAGTGATGAACAATTCATGAAGAGTGATATTAGCTGGGATGCCGGCAAAATCATTAGGATTGAGGACGTGTGTGACTCAATGAGTCTCACGTGTACAACAAAGCACAAAGTCGGAGTTTATAAGCTGTCTTCTATTGACGGAAATTGTTCAGGTGTGGTGGTTGATGCCGAATCAGGCAAAGTTGTGGGTTTCCACAACGCCACCCGTGGTGGAGTTGAGAATGTCTTTCTCGCCATCACGCCGCAGATTGTTGCTGCGGCCACCGCTCAACCCCAGAAAAACTAGATTGCCCACTGCCTGCGATAGCTACTTGGGAAAAGTGGTATGATAACTACATAACCAAGCAAGTATTTCAGCACAGAAAATATGTGACTGATGATCGTGGGATCCTGGTGGGCGGTCTGGCTGGGGGAGAGTGGAAGGATATTTGTCCTGAGGATCTTCCTTGGGACACGTCAAAAGAATTCAAACAATGGTTTGGTAAGGGAAATTTGGATTTTGTCGCCCGTTGTAACCGAAAGGTGAAGCAGGAGAAAGATGAATCTAAACCTAACACTTCCTTGGATGAGTTCTGCATTGAGAAAAATCTTAGTGTAGGATCAGCTTATCGCATGGTTATCCCCAATTTGCAAGCGTCTTTTAGGAGCGTAAGCAAGTATGATAAAGCACAGCCTCAATTGAATGAGGAATCGTGGGCTATTGCTGGGGAATGGACCAAGCAGCATTTCATTCGACACATGGGCGGGTCTCGAGTCTTAACGCAATTTTATTGTGTGAAAGAGCTTGATAGAACTACGTCAACTGGTTATCCTATGAGTATGGAATATCACAAAAAAGGTGAGTTTCTAGACCGTGGACCAGTAAACATGCTTGAGGATTTTTGGAATATGATGGGAAGAGAAGAGGAGCGTGTGATGCGTCCTATTTGGACGTGTAGTCAGAAGTATGAACTTCGAGCAGCTGAAAAATTGCTCAAGAATTCTGTTCGGACTTTTACTGCCTCTCCGGTGGAGCATTCAGTTGCTCTTAACCGTTTCTGTCTAGATATGAACACAAAGTTCTATCTATCCAATGGAAAGACTTGGTCTTTCGTTGGAGCTTCCAAATTTCTACAAGGTTGGAATGCACTTTTTGCCAGATTGTCTAAACACCCGAATGCATTTGAGCTAGATGAATCAGAGTATGATTCTAGTTTGTTTGCCAAGGCCATGTATGGCCAAATGGAAATTCGATGGTGTATGCTTTCTGAGGAGTACAAAACTCCGGAAAATCTCCTAAGGTTTCAGCGCCTATATGATGACATAGTTCATTCTGTGATTGTCTTGGAGAATGGTGAACTAATTCAAAAACACACTGGAAATCCGTCAGGCTCAGCAAACACGATTGTGGATAATACCATGATTTTGTTTCGCTTGTTTGCCTATGCATGGATTGAGCTTGCTAAGGAGAAATTTGGTAAGTCTAATGCTGCTGCTATTGCGGCGGCTATGACACCAGATATCGTACAGCGGTTCTATGATGGTGATCTTTTTGGTAGTTACAATGACTTTATGAGTAATGTTGAAGCTGCTTTAAATGGCGACGACAACACGTTCACGGTTTCACCGGAATGTGCTAGTTGGTTCAACCCGAAGAGTATTGCATTGATTTGGTCCTCTATAGGAGTTACGACCAATACCCCTTGTGAAGCGCCTCGCGCTTTAAAAGATGTGTCTTTCTTATCACAAGGTTTCCGTGAAGACCGCGGCATCTGGCTTCCTGTGCCAGAAACTGCACGCGTTTTGTGCTCCCTTCGTTGGGGTTCGAGTGACGACGATGTTCGTTGGCACTTGATGAGAGCGTATGCGTTGCGAATTGACTCTTGGGCAAACCTTGAGTGTCGCACCTTCATTCAACAATATATTGAGTGGATCTGGAATCATCCAGAGTACAAAGAGCAGTTGGTGGGTGAGATCAATGGTATCTCCATGTCTGAAATTGATGGCATGTATAAATCCCCCGATTGGTGTTGGGCATTGTATGCCGGTTTAGAAGAGAAGGGTTCTCCGCTGGTAAGCGAGTACTTCGCCCTTTTAAAAATTCTTCGTAACTACTTTGATAGTCAACTCCACAACTCTCTTCCTTCTTCTTCTTCTTTCTTACTCTCATCATCAATCCTCTCCTGTTAGTATGGGCAAAACAAAAGCTCAGAAAAAGGCAGCCAAGAAGGCTGCCAAACAGAAAAAGAGAGGTCAGACGAAATCCCCAAAAACAGGCCCCTCGAAAAAGGGCTCTTCTCCCACGCGGAGTGTTCCTGGTGTTATGTCCTCTGTTTCGGATGGACTGAATACTGGAATGGTTTGGAAAAATTCCAATCAGGTTCGT